TGGAGAAGCAGGTTCATCATTACCTACTGTACCATTCTCTCTAGTCACAGAAAGAACAATACCGCTATCAACAGTGGTACCAGAATTATCAGTGATATCAGTAGATTTAGTGAATAGGATAGCTTTTGACGGATCGTACTTCATGATACGATTCACCACCTCCTTCACGCCATCAACCAAGAACTGTGTTAATTCTCCAGTAGTAGGTGTAGTACCTACTGAGAGAGATGTTATACCCTCTACCTGTGCTTGAAATGTTGCCAAATTCTTTCCTTATTAGTGACTCCACCCACTCCCAGACAGACAGGAGCTACTGAGAGCGGGCTTTGTCAGTTGTCAGTTACTGATTAAGTAGCACAGAATGCTCTTGCATACCATTTACTTACGCCATCACATATTAACTCACAGTTATCACCTACAGCTGCGCCACCAGACGCATCAAAAGTGAGAATATCAGATCCAATAGTGACACCAGTAGCATCTGCGGCAGCCTGTACCGTTGAGTGGATAGTTCCAACCAACGTATCAGCGGCATTTGCAGTAATAGTATAGTCAGCAGTAGCATCAAGAACAATAAAGTCTATTTTGCTACCAGCTGGCATATCACTAGCTAATGGTAATGTTACAGCAAAGCCTGCTGCAAGGTTTAACCCAAAGGTTCCACCTGCATCTGCAGCAGCAACTGTCTTTGCAGCAATTAGCGATTCGTAACTTGGTGCAGCAGCATCAAGCGCAGTATCAGCTTTATTTTGTCCGTATAAAGGATTAGCCATAATCTACCCCCTTATCCAGTCCACACAGCGTGGGCTTCAGGCATTTGCCATTCCATACCAGCTTCTGTGAGGATTAAGTCAACTCGACGATCAACACCACTATTTTCAAGTGTTTGCACACCTACGTAAATAGCAGTATCTCTATCAACACCGTTACCGACCAGTGGACGATATGAAGCGTATTTCATATTACAACCAAGGATTTTCACATTTGTGCCATCCAAGTGAATATTACGTACAACATTCATATCACCATAAACAGTGTTAATAACAGTAGTATCTAAACCGAGTACTTTCTTACGACCAGCTTGGGCCATATCAGCACGTCCACCAGTTACCTGACCGATGTTCTGTGAGAAGTATCCATTTAGTTTATGCAGCCAGTTATATACGTCCGTCGAAACGAAGAATACTGTTGCATTACCGTTATTATATCGAGGGTCTAAGAAGTTAGACATGTCATCTAGAAAGTCATCTTGACTCTTCGAGGTAGTCCAAGAGAATGCATTTCCGTTACTTAGGATGTAGTCAACTGCACCCTGAGTATAGTTAATGCCTCCATTGGAAGCCTGTGAGCCAAAGAGAAGACTCTGTTCGATGTCCCATTTATGCTCAATGAGCTTTTCTTTCCATACACGTGCCCATTCGGATGAATCATACTTAAGAGCTGTTGCTCTTGCAGTATTGGTCATTGCCATAGATGTTTTCCAAATCTGGGTCTGACCGTATCCAGTACTGAAAGGCTGGTCTTTCCATGTTTCAGGATAACCAGAGCCTTCAGCGTGAGCAGTACCAACCACATAGGACCGAGCTCGTTCAATCTCGTCATGAATATTGAATGCACCCCATTCAGCTAATGTAACATCAGCATCATCTAAAGGTTTATCAGCAGTTCCACCAGCGCCCCAACCAGCAAGCTCGTTGTTGGCTGTATTGCTAATAGCTCTTACAATACTCAATTCAAGAATGACTTGTTCAGCATCTCCAGCATCATCAGCTACTGATTCAACCTTACCAACTATGTAATCATTGGTAGCAAATGCATCTGCAGCAGTAGCAGCAGCGGCAGTACCATGAAATGGAATCTTGATCATCTGACCAGGAAGGTAGAAGATAGGCTTTGTGCCTGCACTTCCTACTTTCTTATCAGCTTGACCTAAGATACCCTGGATATTACCAGAGGAAGCATAGTCAGTTTTCATACCAACATAGAGTTTGTCACCTACACCATCAATCAATGTTGAGTCAACAGTTGCATTGCTATTGCCGAGGGCTGAGGTTGTACCCCAGTCAGCGACATAGCCAAATCTCTTATGGTATGAAGGTCTACGTTCAGTAAACTTAAATGACGGATCATCAGTGGCCTTCTTGTTCACTTGTGACACGAATCGGAAGAAAGGGTCTTGAGCAATTGCCAATTCGGAAACTTGGTCTCCGAAGGCAAATCGTCTACGCAGATCACCAGTATTGAGCGTCGATCCACTACTGGAAGGACTATCGACATCAGCTCCACCTAGATTGCTTAGTTGAAATAAATCAGCCATGATTTACTCCTTTCTTACGTTAAGTTAAGGTTTTCGTTTTAATGTGCCTATCCAAATAAGCCATCAACACCGCCATCAAGGTCCTGAAGTACTTCCAGAATCTGATCGCCATCTGACTTCTTGGCTTGACCAGCATTGTTACTGCCAGCCTGAGTTGTCGGGATATCCCGCACATTCTTCATTTGGCGTAAGGTCTCTTCTTTAGATGCATTTGCAACATTCTGCTGTACCTTATCACGGTTCACCAGATAGAATGCATCATCTAAAGTCATTCGATGACCTCTTGCCTTTTCCTGAAAGTTCTTAAACTGCTCATCAGTTAAGTTATGGCGCTTCTTGAAGTCTACTTCAGCCACTTGCATTTTATCTTTCGCTTGAGCAGCAACTACTCGTTGCCTTTCATTCTTAAGATGTTTCTGCATACGCTGTTCGACTTGCGTGTTCACCATATGATTCATAACCTTGGCAGAATCAGATTCAGGGTTGGTAACAGCTTCGTGAGAATCAAACACAAAGTCCTCATCTAATCTCAAATGTTCCTGGACTGTTCGATCAGGTTTACCACCAGATTCGAGATAGTCCTTGATGTATGGTATCAGATTTGGGTCTTTTTGCATGACCTCTAACAATGGTTTTAATGGTTGGAGCGTTTTCAGCTCGACATTTAACCTTTGCGCTTCCCGTGAGGAATCGCTGTACCGTTTCTCCCAGTTTTCACTGGGTTCTGCTTTTGTTTCCTTCACGGGTTCTCCACTATTACCAGTGTCCGAGGGGTCCTTAACTTGCGTTTCAGGAGTTACCTGTTCTTTGTCAGTAGAGTTATCGTGCACTATCGCACTGTTGACTCCCGATTCAAGGGAATCGAAGAATGCATCAGTGGAGCTTTCAGTTGATTCAGCATCTCCTTGGAGTACTGTATCAATATCAAGGTTGCCCTTTTGCTTCTTATCGTTAGCCATTTCTAGCCTCCTAAGTTACTATTCTTTTGTATTACTAGTCAAGTTAGCTACTTGTTCACGAAGTTCATTACGAAGCTTCTCGCTTTCAGCCTTCTCTACAGCTTGCAATATCTTTTGCTGTTGATCAGTCTGCAAATAGCTCTTTTCAAGTCTTGATTTGGTATCATGGACCTTCTTATCGACCTCGGAAGCACCTTGTAGCACCTTGGCTTTTATGCCAGCCTGTACAAGCTGTCTGGTCAATGTTTCTATGGTCCCTTCTTTTTCCTTCACTTGTTCCTCCATTGCTTGTATCTGACCTTGTATCTGAGATAATTGACTCTTCCTCTGAGCAATATTCTGCTTATTCTTAATGTCAGTCTCAGCAAGGAGCGCTATATCGTCTATGACGCCTAATTGCATTAATTCTTTTAGTTCCTCTAAATATGCCCATCTATTTACAGGCATTGTAGAACCAGCTACCAATCTTACATCAAATTGTGCAGCTTCATAATCCATATATTTACCTATGGCTTTACCGAAGTCATTGTACATAGGTACGTTAACTTCAACCTCTTTAGGGTCTTGAAGTGCATTAGGTTGCACTATTCTAAATACTTTATTGCCAGTGTATACAGATTGTGAATACTGCATTATTACCTTACCTGTATGTCTTAGTGCTGGCTCTAGACAGTTACTGAGCCAGTATTTGATACGTCTAGTACCATACTCATCCATAGCCAGCATACCACGATATGTTTCGTGTTGTGCGCCTGTATCTCCTTGCATAGATGCATATATACCTGCTAGATACTCCATATCTCCTTTGCCCTCAGCAGTAATCTGACCGAATGCAGATACTATTGGTGCTGGCATTACAGGAGTGGGTGGTGTAGAACCCGGCCTAACTGGAAGTAGAGCTCCAGGAGAAGAAGAGTATTTCTCCCAGTAGCCTGTGTCAATTGCCCCTTCTTCATGCATCCACCGTAAAGATGATCCGAGAGAGGCATTATGCACCATTAATTGGTGTGCCTTATTAATTTCTTGTTGTTTGCCTATCAGTGGTGATACAGCTGATATTGGATAAGGTGTACCAGTCCACTTATAATGCACAGGTATGATAGGGTATTCAGTGATACGATCAGGAAGGTATCTCTGTGATATGGACTTATCACCTATCACTATAGTCTGCTGTATCTTACTATCATAATACTTGATAGCCTCAATTACCATAGCCTGAAAGGTCTCATCCTTCTCAAGTATCTTATATTCCTTTTCAGTAACAACCTTATTCTCTACCTTAGAAGCTTCATTCTGTAGTTCAGACATTCTCTCTTTATATGCAGCTTCTATCTGTTGCTGCATTAATTTCTGCTCCTTCTGTATTTCAATCTCCATACGTTCTGGGAGCATCTCTTCAGCCTCTACAGCATCTTGCATTTGTTTTTGCTTCTCCAGAAACGACACTTGCATTTCCGCTGCAAGCTCTTGTATATATACCTCCACTTGTTGTTTAAGTTGTTGTAGCACTGCCTCATCTGGTAGCACCCTGTAGAACACATTCATATAGGGTAGCTTTACTTTTTCGTAACATTCAAAGTACTCCAGTAGTTTCTCGTCATGGTCATTAGATTTGATAGAGTTGCGCATATCAGTACCAGCTGTATGTGTTACTTCAGCTGAATCAGGTCCTGAGAATGCTGGCCCATCTATATATCCGCCACCAGAACCTGAAATCAGGTCTTTATAGGTAAAGTCATGGGTATTCTCATCAAAAGTCTTCGTTGTATAATTTGTCTCATGTCCGTATCTAGCTGAAGCTTGCTGTATCTGTCTAGCCTTATCTGGAAATTTCTGTTTCAAATGACCACGAGGCAGTATCTTGCGTACCATAATATATGAAGCATCTTTAAATAGGATATCTCTGGACTTGGCATCCACAAATACATCAAACGGATCAGGTTGTTCAATTATAACCTCACCCATTCCTCTGTCTGCATCTGGATCAACTCCAATCATGAGATACCCCAGTGACTTAGTCACCGCATCATTTACTGCGTTAGAAAGTAGAGAGCTACCATCTGAATGATACCAGATATAGTCAGCTATGTCTGAAAAGACTGCAGCTGTATCTACATCGCTACCTTCAGCACCAATAGCCTGCCACCTAGGCCTATTAGCTGTAGCATAAAAGTTTAACATCTCCACTACGGGAATAATCCTGTTGATAGTGAATGTCGGCATTCCCTGATCCTCTAGAGCTTGGGTCTCTTCAGCAGAGAGTTGGTTATCATTAGCGAAATCGTAACCTCGCTGATTAATGAATTCCCACTGTTGTCTAAGTCCGCTCTCAGCTATCTCGAAGAGGTGGAATATGCGGTCTGCAGTTTTGTCTTTTCTTGCCATAGTTATCCTATATTTCTACTACCTTATGCAACTACCCATGATTTAGGTACAGGCGTATGCTTACGATACATTCCATCCTTACCTACTGAAAGGTTATTATCTGGATGGGCATGTAAACATGCATAAGCCAATGCATCTATAGTGTCATCATGTGCCATTCGTGGACCGAATGTTATGATCTCACGATGCAAATCGTACTGCTCTTTCTTAATATAAATTTGTCCTACAGAAAATCTTTGTGCTAGGACTGATTGTATCCTATCCCTCTTACTCTGTCTATTACCAGGTTTCTCCTCTTTATACTTCACAGTAAAATCATTCCTTCTCATCATTTCTGATTTAAGTGCTTGGAAGACTGGACGAGACATAGTGGTATCTTCAATGACGAATAGATTAGGGTGAAAAGTCTTGTTAACCTCAAATAGATAGTCCACAATCCCCTTCTGATCCTGCCCCTGAATTCCAAGTACAGGCAATGACCGCTGGCGCACATAATCCAGAACATAAACACGATTAAAACTATCAACCCCAATTGTGATAATAACTGAATAGTCACTGTCCCTCCTGTTTATGTCAGTAGCAGTATCCACACCTGTAAATACTGTAACTGGTAGTATATCGCCTGAATCTTTAATAACGTAAGATATCCCATCACCTTCGTTATAAAAGAACGTACCTTCCCAGTAGTTAATATGGTCACGATTGAAGACGGAATGAGCCTCACTCTGCACCTCCATCATATATTCTTGATAGAACTTGTGAGGTTGCCCAGAGTCCGCATAAAACTTCTTCTTTCTTTCTATTTCTTCTCTCCCAAACCATGAATCCCAGAGAACATCTCCTTTATCATCTTCCACTTTGTACATGAGGACATCCCATGAGAAATCCTCCATTTGAGACTTTGCCTTAGCCGAGTTAATAATAAGATTATTGATAAAACTATCATAATGGACAGGAGTACCATTAATCCGTAACCTGCCAGTCCCAGGCTCAAGAGCAGGGAATACCACAGCAGTGATAAGATTGGAATT